TCCGCTGCTTTTTCTCGTCTTGTCAAAGCGTTGGCTTTAATTCCGAAGGAATCAACTTATGCCGGTCCTAAGAAGCGGCGTTGGACGGGCTTAGTTCAACACCTTACCATTGTGATTGGGTTGGCGGGTGGTGCTGCACTTATATGGGGAGCATATCGGTTAGTTAAGAGCATGTTGAGTAAGACGCTAGCTGTTGCTGAAGAAGGACCGCATTATGATTCAAATGGTAAACGACAACCTTTTAAACCGAAGACTGCAGCTACTAAGTTGGTTACTAAAGTTCTTGCCACTAACGAGGGAGAGAGTGAGTATAACGATGTTTGTGCGTTGATTCAGCGAAGCATGCGTCGAATCGAATTTCTTGTTGATGGCGCCAATCCTTTGGGTCTCACAGCACTTGTTCTAGATTCTAGGACTTTACTTGTTCCACACCATTTTTTGGTCAAGTATTTTTCCTTGAAAGGCGATAAAACTTGCCGTATTGAGGTCAGGCAGCGTAATGGGGTGCAAATTCGTTGGGACCCAATACGTATTGAGCCTATTAATTGTGAACAAATTAATGAAGAGGGTTATTATTCTGGGACGCGCGATGCAGACGTTGTTAGAATTGTTCAAGGTTCGGTGTGCCATGGGAAGGATATTAAAGGCAAATTTATGACTCGTCGTATGCATGAGAATTTTGGTGAGTCTGAGTTGTCGTGTTGTGGATGAAACCTGGTTTTTCTGATGAACCTGATCGTGCTGTTGTTTCTCTCCTTAATGGGATTACCTATGATGGTAATCGTGGAGTTGCAGCTGTCACTTCGGTAACTTCAAAAACTGGAGATTGCGGTCGACCGTATGTTGTACGAAATAAATCAGTCAATCGTCCAATCATTGGTATTCATGTGTGGGGTATTAACCACAAGGAGAACGAAACTGGGGTTGCTGATATATCTTATGAGGCAATATGTGAGGCTATTGAGAAAATAGACCGTCGAATTGATATTCCCACAGCGGTTGAGGAGGTTGATTTTGAGGAAGCAGGGGTTACCACAATTTATGAAGAGTGCCGTTGGTGGACGGAACCTGTTGAATTCCATGGTCGTGGTGAGATTAATGGTGTTAAGTTGGAGCGATTTCAGCCTACTAATACAGCTTTTGTGCGTAGTGACATTTGTCACAAAAATTGGATTGATACCTTTATGCCGTCCGCTAAAGAGGTTGTTCAGGTTGGGGGTGAACGCATACATCCACTCTATACGCATGCTCAGAAATTCGTTCCCACTGCTGAATATGCTGTTCCGATATATGTTCATAATGAATGCGTTCTTTATATGAAGGATTTGATTGGCCAAGATGAGTTGTCAAAACCATTGACTGAGTTTGAAATGATCAATGGAGTTGGTGATATGAAACCAATAATTTTGAACACATCAACCGGGTATTTACAGCGTTACTACACAAAAGGGAAGACAGAGCTTTTCGATCCTCTTCCTCAAGAAGTTCTTTCCAATGGTGAGTTGGCACCTCAATATTATGAATTTTCAGATGTTGCTCGTACTCGTTTTATTCCTATGCTTCAAACTAATTTTGTTGCTCATCTTCAGGCTCAGGATCGCCGAGTATGTCAAGGTAAGGCCCCTGTTACTTTTTGGACTGCTACTAATAAGGACGAATTATTAGACATTAATAAGGTGCGTGTTGGTAAGACACGCGTATTTGTGCAACCAGGACTTGAATTAACACTTTTAATTCGTAAGTATTTTGGGTCATTCCTTAATTCTTACAAGTCTAATGCCGGTTTTCGATTGTGTCATGGTATTGGGCGTGATAAAGATGAGGTATGGGGTCAATATCTTAAAAAACTCACTGAAGTTGGTGTTAACGGTGGTGATATTGATTACAAAAATTATGACGGGAATGTTACTCAAGGTGCGATTGATGCTTTTTTAGCAGTTGTTGATCATTATTACTGCTATCAGGATTGTGAGGCTCGCCACGCCCTTTTGCATTCTGTTACGCATTCGATTATGATCGTCGGGTGTTATTTAACTGAAACCACTCAGGGGAATAAATCTGGTAACCCTTGCACTGATGTTTTGAATTCTGTGACTAACTGGTACAATATGTTGGTTTCATATGTTTTGTGTAAGAAGTGTTGTAGTATCCCTGGGGGTATTGCGGACTTTCGAGAGAATGTTCGATGTTTGACTTATGGTGATGATGTTATCTACACAGCTAAGGACAGTGTACTTGACTGGTATGGACGGAATCAAATCTCAGATGTTCTATCATGTTTTGGACAGCAGTGCACAAGTGCGGATAAGTCCAGTGTGATGAAACCATGTGATTCCATTTATGATCTCACATTTCTTAAATCTCCGTTTGTACCGCGGAATGGTTATGTTGCAGCACCACTTCCCATTAAAGTCATTCATCGAGAATTGATTTGGGAAAAGAAAGAAAATGTTGGC